TAGAGGATTTACAAAAACTTATACGCAATGTTTTGGAGAGAAGGACAGATTGTTAAAAAACTTTGTAAATCCATAATATAATATATTTGATAGTAATATTTGTGTACATTAATTAAAGTTAAAGTTCTTTTGCTTCTTTTCTTTCAAGAAAAGAACAAGAAAAGGAGGCAAATCAATATGGGTTTGTACAAGAACGAAATCACCATCAACGGGGTCAAATGCGGGCTGGTCCTGCGGGACGGGGACGGCTACACCGCCATCTTCGAGCGGGAATTTGCCAATCTGGAGGACATTGAGGGCATCCAATGGGACGCGCCAGAGGTGGAGGGTCCTTCCATTCTGCCAGAGGGCTGGGGATTCGAGGTGAAGGATATCACCTATGCTCACTCCGAACGCTGCTGGCGGGTGCGGCTGGCCCTGGGGAAGCAGCACATGGGGGATGTGACCGGTTATCAGGAGCGGATTGCCGCCCTGGAGGAGGAACGGGCCCAGGCGGAACAGGCCCTGGACCTGCTCCGGGAGGAGCGGGACGCCCTTCAGGAGCAGCTGGACAGCGTGGACCCGAACGCGGTCGGGGAATCTGAGCTGATGGACGCTTACGAGGAAGGAGTGAATCGGGATGAGTGAGGTCAAAACCCTGGCGCTGGACGCCATGAAGGCGAAGGGAGCGGCGGATGCTGCCGGGCTGAGAGGCCGGGCGGCGGAATTGGACGGCACCGCCTTGATTGCGGAGGAAGTCCGGATTCCTGCCTTTGACCCAGAGAAAGACTATTCCGGGTGGCCGGCGGGGGCTCCGGTGCGGGACGGCGGACAGGTCTGGACGTTGCTTCAGCCTCACAACGCCGCCCATTATTCCGGGCGTCCGGCGGAACTGCGGGCCCTGTGGGGGCTGGCCCACACCAAGGACCCGGAGCGGGCCAAGGAATTTGTGGCTCCGTTGGGGACCAGTGGGCTGTACATGCAGGGGGAGTGCTGTGTCTTCGAGGGCAGCGTCTGGCGGTGCCTGACGGACAGCACCGCCTACCGTCCCGGCGAGCATGCTCAAAGCTGGGAGGAAATCGTTTAAAGTTCTTTTTGGTTCTTTTTCTTTCAAGAAAAAGAACAGAAAGGGGATATCATGGAACATGTGAACCGCTGGAAAGGGGCCTTCGCGGGCTTCCTGGGGGCACTGACCGCCCTGTGGGGCTGGTTCGGCTGGCTCGTTCTGGGCTGGGTGGCCCTGATGGTGCTGGACTACCTCACCGGCTCCGCTGTGGCCTGCAAAAACGGGCTCTGGTCTTCCGCAAAAGCCAGAGAGGGTATCTGGCACAAGTGCGGCATGATTGTGGCTGTCCTCGTGGCGGCCGGGGCTGACCTGCTTATTTTGACTGTGCTCAACAATCTGCCGCTGATTGAACTGCCCTTTGATTACGCTGGGCTCATCTGTCCTGTGGTGCTGGTGTGGTATATTGTGACGGAATTGGGCAGCATCGCGGAAAACGCCGTTGACATGGGGGCCAACGTGCCCCGCTGGCTGGTCAGGCTGCTGGCCGCCGGCAAGGACGCGGTGGATGGGGCCGGAGACAAGCTGACAGGAGGGAAGGACGAATGACGGAAAACCAGCTCAGGCAGAAGGCAGCGGACACCATCAACGCGTGGGTGGGGGCCGTCAAGGGCAGCGCCAAACATCTGGATATCCTGGACACCTACAACAGCTACCGCCCGCTGGCGCGGGGGTACAAGGTTCAGGTAAAAGATGCGTACTGTGCCGCCACTGTGAGCGCGGCTTATATCCGGGCTGGAATCGCAGGGGACACCGGTACAGAATGTGGTGTGGAGGAGTTTGTCAAAGCCGCGCAGAAGCGGGGTATCTGGGTGGAGAATGACGCCCACATCCCCAGAATTGGGGACGCCTGTGTGTACGACTGGGATGACAGCGGCGTGGGCGACTGCATTGGCTACGCGGACCATATTGGCATCGTGACGGAAGTCAGAGACGGAACCTTTGTGGTGACTGAGGGCAATATGTCCGGCGGCAAGGTGGGCAAGCGGACCATGGCCGTCAATGGCCGGTATATCCGAGGCTTTATTTGTCCGGATTTTGGGGCGATTGCCAGGAAGCTGAGCGAACCGGAGGAGGCAGCTTTGGACATGGACAAGCTGACCGACGCCCAGGTGCTGGCGCTGGCAAACCGGATGCAGGCGCTGCTGGGCCGGGAAGCGCCGGCAGCGTGGTCCCAGGAGGCCAGAAGCTGGGCGGAGGCAAACGGCGTCATCCAGGGGGATTCAACGGGGGCCAAGCGGTATAAGGCCTTTGTTACACGGGAAGAGCTGGCCCAGGTCGTGTGCAGGCTGCACGAGGAAGGAGATAGGAAATGGCGCTGAACATCGGAAAATTGGCGGTCGGACTTGCCTCCGCCCTGGCTACCGCGGCGTCAAAGGCTGGGAAAACCTCGGGCGGCGGCGCCAGCGCTTCCAGCAGCCGGGGGACTACAGCGGGGACCTCCACCAAGACCAGCTCCTCAAGGACGCCCACAAGCTCCAGCTCCTGGTCGGGTACCCCGTCCAGCAGTTCCAGCAGGACCACGGCGGGGACCGCTGCTAAGGCAAAGACCTCCTCGGGCTCTTCCAGCGCAGGGGTCCAGACAGGAAGCGGCTATGGAAGCGGTTACGGCAGCTCCACAGGCACGGCCAAGCCAGCAGCATCCGCAGCCGGAAGCAATGCACGGGCTGGGGAACTGCTGTCCGGGGCGCTGTCCAATCTCACCAAAGGGCTGTCCTCCGCAGCCAGCGGGATTTCCAACGCGGTGTCCGGCGTTTCGTCCACCGCCCGGCAGCCCTCCGGAAGCTCCGGCGGCACCGGGACCGGCAGCTTCTGGAACCAAATGCCTACGGCCACCAATCCGGGCAGCTACAGCGGGACCGGAAGCTATGACGGGGGCAGCCTCTACTACTCCAAAATTGGCGGGAACTGGACCGTTTACGACCGTTCCGGCAATGTGTACTACTCCGGCCAGCACATTGGGAACAACAGCGACACCCTCCGGCAGCTGATGGCCAACGTGCGGAACGGGTCCGCCGGTCCGGTGGCCAGTCTGGATTCCCTGGCCTCGGACCAGTACATGCAGCAGCAGGCCTGGGCCCAGCAGAACGGGCCCTGGGCCAGCATCAATCAAAACTGGTCCGGCATTGAGCGCAACGACTACACCACAGCCTTCAACTCCGACGGCACCGGCACAGTTTACGGCCGGGCAATTCAGCAGGCAAAGGACGACTGGAACCTGGCCAACCACCGGTATCAGGACGCCCAGGCCCGAGGCGACACCGCAGCCATGGCCCAGGCTCAGAGGGACATGCAGACCGCCCACAACATGGCGGAGATTGCCCGGCAGTTTCACGGCTATTCCGGCGGGGCGGACGGCAGCGGACGCCATAACCTGGCCTTCAACCCGGATCTGGCCTTGGACGGCATCGACGGAGACAGCGAGCGGGCCCAGATGTACGCGGATATGGAGGCCTACGCCAAGGGCGGAGGCCTGTACGGGACGGGCATCACCAATTCCGGGGCCTCCTACACCGGGGCCAACGGGGGAAATGGGGCCAGCCTGAACACCATTTGGGAGAAAAACCAGATCAATCGGAACGTCAGCGGCGGGCTGAGCGTGGGCGGGCGGAGCTATTACGCCTTCAATGGACAGACCACGGCGGACGGGCAGCAGCTTTACTATGACCCCGTCAGAGGCGGGCTGTGGGCTGCCGTGCAGACCGTGGACCCGCAGACGGGCAAGCGCCCCACCACCATGGTCCAGGTGGGGGAGGCAGCGTCCAGGTTCGGGACCGGCGGAAGCGCCGCCAGCGGGGGAAGCGCCAGCACGCCCTGGACGGGGAGCCTGACCGCCAATGTGGACGCCCTCGGGACCAGGCCCGGTCATTCCGCCTCCGGCCCCACGGACAGTTACGGAACGGGCAGAGGCCCGGGAAGCTCCGGTCCCAGCACAGGCTCCGGTCCCACCGGAAGCTCCGGTCCCACCGGAAGCTCCGGCCCCACCGGAAGCTCCGGCCCCACCGGAAGCTCCGGTCCCAGCAACGGAGGCGCGGGAACCGGGGGGAGTACCCTGCCCGGCGCCGGGTCCGCGCTGGACCAGTATCAGAACGGCATCCAGGATTTTGACGCCTGGTACAAGCTCATGGGCTACGGCAGTCTGGACAGCAGTTATCAGGCGCTGTTGGACGCGTGGACGGCCCAGCTGGAGGCCAACGGGCAGCTTCAGCGGAACCAGCTCACCGCCCAGACGGACGACGCGGCCCGTCAGGCTTACATCGCTTACATGATGAGCCGCCAGTCTCTGCCCCAGCAGCTGGCCGCCAGTGGGTATTCCGGCGGCATGGCGGACAGCCAGCGGATCGCTTTGGATACTGCCCTGCAAAATAATCAGGTCTCTATCCAGGAGCAGAAGACGCAGGCGCTCAACGAGCTGGCTGCCGCACTGAACAGCCAGAAGAGCCAGCAGCAAATGGCAATGGCGGAGCAGCAAGCCAACTGGAAACGGGACGCGGCGGCGGCCTACAATGATTATCTGGCCGCCCACCGGCAGATGGCTAACCAGAATTACTGGAATCAGGCCAATCTGGACTTCCAGAATTATTGGAACCGGGTCAACCAGGGGAACATTGAAGCGGACCGGGAGGACTCGAATTACTGGAAGGGGCAGGACCTGAACTTCCAGAACTACTGGAACGGAGTGAACCAGGGGAACATTGAAGCGGACCGGGCAGACTCGAATTACTGGAAGGGGCAGGACCTGAACTTCCAAAACTACTGGAACCAGGTGGACCAGGAGAACACCGAGCGGGACAGGTGGAGCCAGAACTATTGGAACCAGGTCAATCAGGATAACCTGATCTGGGACCGGGAAGCGCAGAACTACTGGAACCAGGTGGGACAGGGGAATACAGAGTGGAACCAGAGCTACCAGGCCAACGCCCAGACCATTAACACAGCCATGGATATCTGGACCATGCTGGGATATGCCAACGAGTATGTGGCTTCTGTACTGGGGGTGCCGGTAGGTACGACCACCCAGGACGCCAATTACCGGGCCGCTCAGCTGGCGATTCAGAACGCGAAATAGAAGCGCGGAGGCCGTCGCGAGCAGCACGGATGGACCGGAGCGAGGGCGAGCCCCCGCCTTACGACGGTGCCGCGGAATTAACGCCGTGAAGACAGGAGGCACGGCCCGTCCGCCAAGGGTGCGGTTTCAGGAAAGGAGACTCTTATGGCACATGTGAAAGACACTGGGGGGCCGGGCGGAAGTTCGGCCCCCTTTTCCAAGCCAAAAAAGAAGGAAAAGGAACCGAAAAAAAATAAGGACCTGTCAACAGTTGCGAATACTGGTTCTAATCGCCTGCCCACCGCACGGGAAGAGGCAAGGACACGAACGTCCGCTCAGAGTCCGATTTTTGACAGCTTCCAGCAGCAGAGCGCTGCAATTCAGAGCCGGACCGGACAAGGCAGCACCAGCCGCCGTTCTGTTCAAAATCCAGTGCTTGACACCTTCCAGGACCGGAGCGCTGCCATTCAGGCGGAGACCGAGGCGAAAAATCAGACCAGGACGCGGGCGTTCTCCTCCGCTCCGCTCAGAGAAAGCCCCCTCAGCACCTTTCAGAACCGAAGCCAGCCCATCCGGACCAGCACCCAACAGCGGAACGCGGCACAGCGGGCCGCCGCCCTCCAGTCCGTGCCAGAGGAACTGCGGCCTATGTGGGCATCCTGGCACAGTCTGGGAGAACGGGTGAAGGACGGCACCGCCACCGGGAACGAGCGGGCCGCCTATTCCGCCCTGGGCTCGCAGTTAGCTCAGATACAATCCAGCCGGGACACCGCTCAGGGCGCAGCCTACACGGGCGGCCGGGCGCTGGCGGGATTGTGGGGCGGGCTGGAAGGGCTGAAGGACGCGGCCCTTCTGACCCTGGCGAACACTCAAAGCCGAATGGCAGCGCAGTACAGCGGGCTTCCACTGGAAACAGTCAATGCCTTCCTGGATGCCCAGACCGAAGGGGAGAATGAGAGCTGGCGGTCTATCGCAGCACGGCACTTGGCCCACTCCGCCGCCAACGACTACCGGGCAGCCCTGGAGGAGCGATACCAGCCGGGCGGCATTGCCCAGTTCACCGGCGAGGCGGCGGACTCCATCGGCAACATGGTTCCGTCTATCGCGGCAAACTTCGCTTTGCCTGGTTCCGGCCTGGCCCTGCTGGGCGTCTCCGCCGGAGGGCAGGGGGCACAGCGGGCCTTTCAGGAGGGGGCCAGTCTGGAGCAGGCGGAGCGGTACGGATGGGGCTCCGGCGCCCTGGAAGCAGGCACGGAGATGATGTTCGGCGGCATCGGCGGACTGGGCCGGGGGCTGGCGGACACCGCTGCCGGGAGCCTGGTCCGGAAGCTGGGGCAAGGCAAGGCCGGGCAGGTAATGAGAGCATTAGCGGGCAATCCCTACGTGGTGGCGCTGGCAGAAAGCCTGGGCGAGGGCGTGGAAGAGATCGTGGCCACGGTGCTGGACCCCTACCTTCAACGGGCCATTTACAACCCGGACGCGGAAAACGCCACGGCGGAGGAGATCGCTCAGAGCGCCGTGATGGGCGCGGTGGTGGGCGGACTGTTCCAGGCCGGGGGCATGAGCTGGAACGCCCTGACAGACGCCAGGGGACGGGCGGCGCAGGCAGTACAGCGGCAGGCCAATGCCGCCGTGGACAGCGCTTATCAGGACATGCTGCAAAACGGGATGTTTCAGAATCAGCAGGCGCGGCAGAGCGTCACACCCATACTGCGGCGGGCAGGCATGGCCTCCACCGGACAGGTTCTGACGAACGAGGCGGGCGGACTGTATAAGAATTTCTATGGGGAAAATCCACTGCTGAAGACTGCCGCTCAGGAAATGGCGGAACGGCTGGAATCGGGTGGCATGCGGAGGCTGGACCAGGCGGTTCCTGGGAATATGCTTGAAGAATCGCGCACAACAGAACTTGTCCCACAGCTGAAGACCGCCGCCGAGGAAATGGCAGAAGCTCAGGCCAGCGCGGAAAGCCATGCCCCAACCGCACAAAATGCACAAGGCAGGGAAATTCATATTGAAGACCGGACCTGGAAGGACGCAGGAAGCCGGAAGGTAAACGCCTTCCAATTCGACCACCCGGAGCTCCGGCCCTACTTTGCCGAAGCTGCTCAGGCCCTGCGGGCAGACCTGAATGACACAGTGCGGGGGGAGCGCTTCACCCTGCTGGACCAAGAGGGCTATTCCACCGGCGTGGGCGGAACCAAGCGGATGACCAGCGAGGCCGTGGCTCACGCTTTGGACGATGCCAAGCTGTCCTATGCCCAGATCGACCAGGCTCTCAACGACCTTCTGGCGGACCACGGACAGGAAAACTACGCTGCCGCAAAGAAGGTGGAACTGGTGCTGGACGAAATGCTGGCTGAGGGCTACACCGACATTGAGGGGAACTATTGGGAGCCCAATCAGGACTATATTCAGGCCAGAGACAGCATCAAGGCTCAGATAGAAGCGGAAGCTCAGGCCGGGCGGCTTGACATACCAGAAGGCCCGCGGTATGATGGAAGAAACCAGCAGGATTCTTCTCAAATCGCGGAATGGGCGAGGGGAAGCGAGGTTACAGACCCAGGGCCAGCAGCGGCCAGGGCCAGAGACGTTTCCGGCCAGTATCCCGGCAGCGTGTGGGTGGTGAAGGACTCTACCATCAAGGGGAGAAGTCCCACCGCCCTGGCGGTGACCAACAACGGCGTCACCTACATCTCGGACGCGGTTCCCGCTGAACTTGCGGACACCATCGGCCACCACGAGGCGGTCCACCGGGCCAAGCAGTTGGGGAATCAGGACTATCTTGACTTCCTGGAGCAGTCCCGGAGCCAGCTGGCGCCGCAGTCGGAGGAGGCAAATCTACTCCTTAATACTGTCATGGACGCATACTTCCCAGGACGAGACTTCTTCGACCTGACGGAGGCGGAATATTCAACCGTATTTGATGAAGTGAACGCCATCGTCTGGGGCGTCGCGCAAAGCGTTCCGGATATCGCTGCTTCCCGGTTCTCCGGCGCATTTCAGGATTACACGGGCTATCTCGCTCAGCTGGGCCGAATCATAAACAATCAATCCACACAGGAGGGAACTGACTATGGCGGAAGAGCACAAGCTGACGCTGGAGGAAATTTTGGAGGGGATTCTTGGAGTCAAGCCAAGAATCGACCCGAGATGGAAGGACCCGGAATATATGGCGAAAGTACAACAGCGGATGGACGAGCACAACCAGCGGCTCCACGAACAGTATCTGAGGGAGAAGGCCGAACGGGAGCAGGGCAAGGAAGTCAAGTAGACCCCGGCCCTACTCCGGAGGAGCTGCGGATGCTGGAGGCGGCCAGAGCCCGAACGGAAGGCACGGCGGACCCCACCGGAGACAAAAGTGAATACCGGGGTACGCCGGCCACGGACAAGCTTGGCATCAAGATCGAACGGCCCATCACCGGCCTGGGGGCCGCTCAATCCCTTCGGGGGCTGGAGCGGGCCCGGTATGAGGCCGGGCGGGCCCTGGACCGGCTGCTAAAGCAGAGCGGGGCGGACGAGCGGGTGCTGAAGTACGCGGACGGGCTGGTGGACGGAAGCTTCACCATGCAGGACGTTCCGGCAGAGCTTCAGCCCCTGGCCAGCCAGATCGCGGAGGCCACCCGACTCCGGAACAGCCTGGACACCCAGGCGATCCAGAGCAGGAAGGGGAAGGTCAACCAGGTCTTCGACGAACGGGTTCAGGAACTCATTCGGAACTCCGATGACAAAAAGGTCCCAGGCACTCTGTCCCTGAACGCCAACACCATGCAGCGGAACAATGTGCGAATCTGGGGGGAAGACGCAGCGGCTATCAACGCGGAGCTGTTCGACCCCATCCTGGTCAACGAGGCCAGCCGAATCCAGTTCGTCAACCGGATGCTGGAGCAGGTGGAGCAGTTCCACCTGACAGCGGAGGAAAGCGCCCTGGTCCAGCAGATCATGGAGGGGGAGAACCCAAATCTGGCGGCTCATGCGGCAGACCGAGCCCGGTTGGCAGACGCGGCTAAAACCATTTCCGGCCTTTACAACGACTTCTATGAGGCCATCAACGACTTCCTGGTTGCCCATGGCTATCAGGAGATCGGATTTCAGAAAGACTATGCGCCTCACATGCAGCCGGACAACGTGGACACCCTCCACAAGACCCTGTCCCGGCTGGGCTTTGACACACAGGTCAACGCTCTGCCGTCGGACATTGCGGGGCGGACAGACGCCTTTAAACCTGGAAAGCAGTATGACCCCTACTTCCAACACCGGACCGGAGTCAAGAAGGTGGACGACGCGGTGGGCGGATTTGAAAGTTACGTCAACTACCTGTCCAGAGTGCTTTTCCACACGGATGATATCCAAAAGCTGAGGCGGTTTAACGAGGGCATCCGAGTCAAGTATTCCACGCCGGAACTGGGTGCGGAGTTGGACCGGCTGAGCCACCTCCAGGACCGGCTGGCGGATGGGGACAACGGACTCTATGAGGGCTCGGACGTGCAGGCATTGAGGGACCAGGCCTTCGCCAGGTACAGCACCATGACAAAGTTCGGGGATTATGTGAGTGTGCTGGACGATTACACCAATATTCTGGCAGGGAAGCAGACCAAGCTGGACCGGGCGGTGGAATCGCTCCTGGGGCGGAAATCTCTGAACCTGGGCCGTCAAATACAGAACACATTTGCCAGGTCCACCATTGTGGGCAATCTGTCTTCAGCGCTGAATCAGACGGTGCAACTGCCCCAGGTCATGGCAGAGGTGGGGCCGGTCAACGTAACCCAGGCCATTGTGGACGTGGCGCGGGGGGAGACCGCGAAAAATGGATGGACCCAGGACAGCGTGTTTCTGACCGGGAAGCGGGGCATTCAGAGCATTTCGGAAAAGAGCGCCTTTGACAAGGTGATGGACCTGGGCGCCAAGCCCTTTGAGATCGTGGACGACCTGGCCAGCCGGATCATTGTCCGGGCCAAGTATCTGGAACAGATCAAGGCGGGCGCGGACCACAAGACGGCCATGGCCGCGGCGGACCAGTTTGCCAACCAGGTGGTGGGCAGCCGGATGACTGGGGCCAAGCCGGTTCTCTTTGAGGCCAAGAATCCCCTGGTCAAGCTGGTGACCACCTTCCAGCTGGAGGTGGCTAACGATTGGGCCCACCGGACCCAGGACATTCCCAACGAGCTGAAGGCCCTGGCCAAGGAACAGGGCATCCCCGCCGCTGCCGGACGGCTGGCCTCGCTGTTCGTGGGGGGGCAGCTGGCGGCCTTCCTGGCAAACCTCCTGATGAAGTCCATTGACGGACAGGAGAGCGTACCCTTTGATGGCCTGGGCATGCTGGCCAACTACATGGCCAGTGGGTACGGCATGACCAAGGAAGAATACATGGCCACCCTGGCGGATCACGCGGCGGAGGCGGCCACCGGGAACCGGTATCTGTCCACAGCGCGGGAAGAGATGGGGAAATTCTCCTTGTCCAACGCCCTGGACGCGGCAGGGAGGCAGGCAGCGGGATGGATGCCCTATGTTTCCAACATCACCTCGCTGCTGGGTATCTCGGACGGGCGGCTGCCTCTGCCTCAGCTTGGAAACGACCGGATGGGCGGCGGACTGCGGTCCATGGGAGATGCCCTGACCAATCGAGACCTGACGGATGAGGAGCGGGCCGAGGCCATGCGGCAGGGCGCGGAGCGCTTCGGCCACGGGGCGGCGCTGGCGGCTGCCTCGTGGCTTCCCATGGGGAACCAGCTCAGGAAGACCGCTCAGGGGGGCATGGCGCTGGTCAACGAGGGATACTACACCGGGTATGGAGACAACCAGCGGCTGAACTACCAGGTGGAGCGGACGCCGGAGAACATTGCCAAGGGGCTGCTGTTCGGACGGGCGGCCCTGCCCCAGGCGGACGAGTTCTATGCTTCGGGCCGGGCGGCGCTGGGGGCGAAGCAGACGGCCACCTATGACGCGGTACGGGAGTTGGGCGTGCCCTCCAAGGACGCCTATGAGACCATGCTGGCCCTGCGGGACGCGGAGAAGACAGAGGAAACCAGCCGGGCAAAGGTTCAGATGGACATTCTGGACCAGACCGGCTGGAGCGGGGAAGCCAGGCTTCAGGTCTACTACGACCAGATTGAAACTAAGGACGAGCGGGAGGCGTTGGATCAACTCAGTGGGGCAGACACAGAGGCCCTTTATGCCGCAATGACCGGCCTGCGGCGGGCAGAGAGCTCCAACGAGAAGCGGACCGCTCTGCTGGAATCCACATTGCCGGAGGAGGATAAGCTTTTCTTATACCGGCAGCGGGTCTTGGCTGAGGAGGACAGCAAGGATGAGGCCATTCAGGCATTTCAGGACCAGAGGCTGAGCTTTGACGATTTTCTGACCGTCCAGAACCAGTACACAGAACTGAACAGCCAGGAAGACCTGGACGCAGGGCAGAAATCCACTCAGTTCGCTCACTGGTTGGACGGGCAGGGCTGGACGCCGGAACAGGTAGAGACTGTGAAGGACCAATTCAAGTACTGGCGGCAGATGCCGGCGGAGGCCGCCAACTACGAGAAGCTGACCAGGACCGGGCTGGACGGAGGCGCGGCTCTGGCCCTTTCCCAGGCCCTGGACGCCCTGGAGCCGGAGACAGGGAAGGAGAGCGTGTCCAGCCTGCAAAAAATGCGGGCGATTGTGGAACAGCTGGCGGACGAAGGCCAAGCCACAGCGGCCATGGCCGCCTATGCCAGCGAGGCGGAAAACTGGAAGATGCAGGCCATGAGCGAGCAGGGAGCTTTCACACCTGGCGGCTATGTGGCCTTCAAAGAAGCGCTGCCACAGTTTGACCGGGATGGCAACGGAAATTACACCCAGGCAGAAGTGAAGGCCGCGCTGGACAGCCTGGACCTGCCCCGAGAGGAGAAAGCCGCGCTGTGGCAGATGCAGAACACCTCCTGGAAGTCCGGGAAAAACCCCTATTCCGCCAGCGTGGGGGCTAAAGTGAAGGACGCTTACGACGCGGCTAAGGAGCGCGGGGCGCGGTGGACGCCACAGGCGGTCGAGAACGGCCAGGAGGTCGCCTCGGGGGCTAAGCCGGAAGGGAATACCGCCGCGCCAGCCGGCGGAGGCTCGGGAGGAGGACGGTCTGGGGCCAGCCGCTCCAGCGGTGGAAAAACCGTCGTGGGGCAGTATGTGGACCTGTCCCAGTATCTTCCCCGATATCAGGCGGATGGGACCGCAGCGGGTATTTCCTATCTGCCAACCGCTGGAGATGAGATAGGAACGCATTTTGGCGATTCCTTGCTCTGGCAGAATCTACGGGACCTGTTGGCACGGTTTCTGCCAAGAGCAGGAGAGAAAGGAGAATTTCGTTATCTGCCTCGGCCTGGACAGGTAGGAAGAACGCTCGCAGGAGGGAACGATGGGCGGAACCGGCCAAGGTTACGGTTGCCAGGGCAGATGAAAGACGAACGTTAGTTTGGATAAAATATAATAGTCTATTGAGGTTTGGACCTCCGGATTTCGCGGCGATTGCCAGGGAGCTGGGCGGAACGGCAGAGACGGCTTCGGACATTGACAAGCTGACCGACGCCCAGGTGCTGGCGCTGGCAAACCGAATGCAGGCGCTGCTGGGCCGGGAAGCGCCGGCAGCGTGGTCCCAGGAGGCCAGAAGCTGGGCGGAGTCAAACGGCGTCATCCAGG